GATGCAAGTGTTCCCTCATACTCTTTGTCACCATTCAATGTAGTTTTTGATCTGTCATCTTTTGGATCTTCAGGTCCGATGTAGATCTTACCACTATCAAGATTACGAATACCAGCCATAATTAGTCTTTCAATGTTTTGATTTGGTTATCTATATATTCCTCCAAAAAGGCGGGACATATTTTTGTTATCGGTTCATGTAGTCTGATATATTGACCAATAAGAACCGTCCATCCTTCAGAATGTGTAAGGACTCTTTCCTTGGCATCAATTGTGATATTATCTGAAGTGATGATAGTATTATTATTTGCTCTAATTTTTATATCATGCTCTGCCATGATGGTGACTCCATCTTCACTTGCATGATATGATTGTATTTCTACCAGATCTGCTTCAAGTATCAACTTATTCTTTGCTCTGATTATGATGTCTCCCTCTGAGTTTATTGTCAGTGGTGCGTCATCGCAAACCTGCATGATCGAAGATCCCTTGGTTTGATTTACACCTTGACTCTCACTAGAACATAATTCAAAACCACCGTCTCTAAAAAGTCTTAGTTTTTGACTATCACCACCATAAAGACCAACATCTCTAGGTCTCTGTGCATCTTTTGCTTTTTCATCACCAAAGGTTAGATGACCACATTCAGAGTGTTGAATGGTTATTGGGGGGACTTTAGTTCCCTCCTCAGGTTTCTCACCTTCAATTGGTGTATCATTTCCATCAGTGGCATCATCATTTTCATTAGTGTCTGTGTTATTTTCTACAACAGGTTGTCCCTCTGGATTATCTTCAGAAGTGTCTGTTCCTATCTCTATATCAGAGACATCATCTTCAGATATATTTTGTTTCAGTATATCTGATATATCTACTTTTCCACTTTCTTCTGCAATTTCAGATTCTTCTTTCAAAGCATTTACTTCTGCTTCAAACTCTTCAAGTTCTGAATTTACTTCTGTTTCCTGATTTTCCTTATTCTGTTTTTCTTTTATCTGCACATATTGTTTGGGAGTCATTGTTACTTTATTTCCCATCAAAGAGTTTGCACCTGGCGGAACTGGTTGATTGAAATATGCTTCTGTGCCAGGTACGACTCCATCCATAACTGTGCCATATCCACCATACATTCTTGCGTATATGGTTTGATTATATTTTACAGCAAACGGATATTTACGTTCATTTGTTATTGTGGTTATATCCTTCCATCTTTTTAATAATATTTGTGCTTTTTCTTTAGGTATTATGAGATACTGTTCATTCAGAACAGGTTTTGCATAATGAATTTCGTCACCTATGCTTCCGTCTTCTACTCGTTGTTGATATATTGACATAATTAATAAAATCTAGGGCAACTAATAACTCTTACAAGATTTGCCTCTGGTACGACAGGATCAGTATAGTCCTCACGTTTGACAAATCTAGTTATAGGTAGCAATTTAGCACCTACACCTGTATTTGTCTGCACTCTCAATCTAGGTAAGTTTGTGAGTCCTTGATCTATTTTACCACTTGCACCAACTATTCTACCATTTTCTATGATAGGTGTCAATGCCTGACCACTATCACTTACAATCAAATCTCCCTCTTCATATCCTGTACCAGTTGATATAATATTAATGTCAACAATTTCACCAATCACATCAACACCAGATGCATCGGCAGTGCCCTCAGATAAGTAACCACCACCAGTTGATAAAATACAAATATTCATAACCTTATCACCATCCATGCATGCTTCACCAGTTGATCCTCTTCCATTTCCACAGTCATCAATGATTGAAACATAAGGTTTACTTTTATAACCGAAACCAAGATCTTTCATATTTACA